CCTGGGCAGACGTTCTCAACCGCGCTGGTCTGGGCATGGAAGTCATGCACGAGCGTAATGCTCACAACTTCCCTCTTGACCTTGCTGCTGCTGAGTCCACTCCTGTGGCACTCACCGCACCTGCAGTTGGTTGATACAAATTCAATAAACCTTCTCAAGGGGACTTCGGTCCCCTTTTGTTTTCTAATGATTAATGAAAACACACCTCCAAAAGTTGCTGAGATCATAAGAGATACATGGCCTCAGTTATTTTGGCTAAAAGATCAAAAAAAGGAAACTAAAAATGACAACAAGTACACTAAGAATTCCACAGAGGGGGTGGTTTGATGTCCTGGATGACTGGCTTAAACGCGACCGCTTTGTCTTTGTGGGTTGGTCTGGACTATTACTTTTTCCCACTGCTTATCTGGCAATTGGTGGCTGGCTTACTGGCACGACGTTTGTTACGAGCTGGTATACCCACGGATTGGCGTCTTCCTATCTTGAGGGTGCTAATTTTCTCACGGCAGCTGTGTCAACTCCTGCTGATGCTATGGGTCATTCTCTTCTTCTACTTTGGGGTCCTGAGTCTCAAGGGGACTTTCAGCGGTGGCTCCAGTTGGGAGGACTCTGGAATTTTGTGGCGCTCCACGGAGCCTTTGCTCTCATAGGATTCATGCTTCGGCAGTTTGAAATTGCTCGTCTCGTAGGGATTAGACCGTACAATGCTATCGCCTTTTCTGGTCCGATTGCTGTCTTTACTTCTGTTTTTCTCATTTACCCTCTCGGACAGTCCTCCTGGTTCTTTGCGCCGTCGTTTGGCGTTGCAGCGATTTTTAGGTTCCTACTATTCCTACAGGGCTTCCACAACTGGACGCTCAACCCGTTCCATATGATGGGTGTTGCAGGTATCCTGGGTGGGGCATTGCTTTCTGCCATCCATGGTGTTACAGTAGAGAATACTTTGTATCAAGATGGTGAAGATGCAAACACATTCAAAGCATTCGACAGCACCCAAGAAGAAGAGACGTATTCGATGGTTACTGCCAACCGTTTCTGGTCTCAGATCTTTGGTATTGCGTTTAGTAACAAGCGTTGGTTGCATTTCTTTATGCTGTTTGTTCCTGTTATGGGTCTTTGGACATCTTCCATCGGTATTATTGGTTTGGCTCTCAATCTTCGTGCTTATGACTTTGTTTCACAAGAACTGAGGGCAGCAGAAGATCCAGAGTTTGAAACCTTCTACACCAAGAACATTCTCTTGAATGAAGGTCTTCGTAATTGGATGGCATCAACTGACCAACCACACGAAAACTTTGTATTTCCTGAAGAAGTATTGCCAAGGGGCAACGCACTATGATATAATGAGGGGGTCAAATGACCCTCTTTTTTTTTATGAGAAAACTATTTCTCGCTCTAGTCCTCGCTGCATCTGCAACACCTGTGATGGCAGATCATGTCAAAGGACATATCAAAGGATACAACACCATGGATGCTATGGGTTGTATGCTTGTTCGTGAATGTACGGATGATGTGGAAGAGGTTCACTCTATCCTAGACATCTCGTCGAAGTACCCTAACGTAGAGGAATATACCCCTCACGCTTTAGAATTTAATACCATGCTGATGACACTTCATCAGATTGGAGTCAAAGTATTTCTTGCAGATCAGAAGTATTTTCCTATTGGACACCGTGGTGTTTATCACACTGTCAGTAATAACTTCTATCTCAACAAAGACCATATGGGTCGTCCATCTACACTCATGAGTGTGATGCGTCATGAAGGATGGCATGCTGCTCAGGATTGCATGGCAGGATCGATCAAGAACAACATGATCGCTATCATCAAACCTGAAGAGGATGTACCTATGATCTGGCGCACTATGGCAGAGCGCACCTATCCCCCTCATGCGGTCCCCTGGGAGGCGGAAGCAGGTTGGGCAGGTAGAACTGAGAAAATGACTCAGAAGGCGCTTGAGGCGTGTGCTAGGGGCGCTATGTGGACTGAATATGAACCAACTCCTTTGACTAAGCAGTGGTTGGAAGAAAACGGATACATTACTAAATAAACGGAGTTGAAACTATCTAATGGCACATACTTGTAAATTGTTTGAGACCGAACAGGTCCAAGAGTGGTTTGATAAGGCAAACAAGATTGGTTGGAGAGATGATCCTAACAATAGGTTTCAAGCAATCGATCTGTCTGCTGCTGAAGAAAAACTGACTACATATACCAATTATGCATACAGCACTCTAAATAAAAGTCAACTCTATTCTTCATTAGTTTGTCCTCGTCGGACAAGTATTCCTGTTGTGTATTCTGCAAAAGAAGGACATGATGACTGGGGATTCCATAGAGATGATACCAGTAGTGACTCTATGACAAGAGAGTATTCTATTATTCTTGCAATGAATGCTCCTGAAGAATATGAGGGTGGTGAGATTGTAGTCAAAAGTTCTGGTGCTGAAGTTAATTTCAAACTTCCTCAGGGCATGGCAATCATTACAAAGTCAACTGATTATGTAAAGTTTAGAGCGGTATCAAAAGGTCAGCGTGTAATTTGCCGTTGGTCTATTGAAACTTACATCAAAGATCAAGCATTCTTTGATATCAATTTACAGTATAATCAAATGTATGATGTTCTTAGTGAAGGACTTTCTGGTCCTGCAGATGAACTCTTCGCAGTGACAAATAACATGCTCCTGAACAAGGTAGCAGATTTTGCACTCGATGATACTAAATAATTGACATCTTGCAGTCCACCTGCTACAATCAACCTCCCCCTCGACACTACCATGTCTAACACTCAGAAGGATGTACTTATCAAGGAGTTACTCTTTCTCCTCTACGTCAACTCAGAACTAGACTCTGAAATTCTAGAGGCTAGGTATGAGCAGGGTTACTATCACATGCTTAGTGTCGAAGACTTACAACATAAAATTTCTACGATTCAGGAGAACGTTTCAGATGTATATGTTCACGATTTTCAGTAAGGCAGGTTGCCCATACTGTGATAGAACAAAAGAGGTGATGCACAAGTTGAACTTGAAGTACACTGCTTATGAATTAGAGAGGGGTGATTACACCAGAGAAGAATTCTTTGGGCAGTTTGGAGTTGGTGCCACGTTCCCTCAGGTAGTATATACTGAGTATGTTCAGGGTCAGGATGGTGAACCTACAGAACAAAATACTATGGTTGGCGGTATGCAAGACACAATCAAGTTTCTAAAGCAAAAGAATTATATTTGAGGATAACTATGGAAACAGACATTTACTATCTCGTAGAACGAGCAGTAGATGTAGCCTTTACTCAAGACAAGTATCTGCTGAATCTATATCAGCTATTACAACTTAACAAGTACACCAAGAAACAAACCACTGAATTTATTGAATCTTCAACCGCAACCAGTATCAATAATATGGTTGAAGAACTGAACATATATCTTGATAAAGGTATGAAAGACAAGACCGTTGGTCCTGCATACCACCATCTTGGCAAACCAAGAGCAAGAAAGATTAGAGACTACCTCTGCAAACTTTTACAAGATGCCGCACAATACGAACAGGACAGGCGACCTGGGAGGAAGAAAGGGTCGAAGAACAAAGTCAGAAAGTACACCTCTAAATAGAGGTGTACAGATGATGTTATCAAAGAAGAAACCACCAAAACCACCAAAGAAAAGAACCTTTGAGTTTGGTTTTGGTCTAAATCTATTCAAAAAGCGATTTACATTTCATTTCTTTTTTGATATTGACAAACTGTAGAAGGAGGGAACAATGCTAACAGCAGCAATTTTAGTTTTTGCTACACTGTTTTGCTTAGGGGCATTTGTAGTTGGTTTAGTAGTAGGATGGATGGGAAATCTTTACTACCACGAAAACTTAGAACAACAAGCGGCTAGGCAAATTACACACCCAGAATTCTATGATGCCGAAGGAAACGTTATCGAGAACCAGGTTCTAACACTACGATTTGAAGCTGGTGACGATGATTATTATGACGATTGACCTATAATGGGTTGAATGTTATACTGTAAACTATTGACTTGGAGAATTAAACATGCCAGCGCGGAAAGATCTGCCTGTTGAAGAACTTCTACTCTCTGAAGTTCTTCAGAAGGTAAGCAACGCTAAAACAAAAAAAGAAAAGATTGCACTTCTGCAGAAGTTCAACACTCAGGCACTTCGTTCTGTTCTGATCTGGAACTTTGACGAAAGTGTTTCCTCTGCTATTCCTGACGGAGAAGTACCATTTACAGCAAATGAGGCTCCTAAAGGAACCGAGCATACTCGTCTCATCCATGAGTATCGCAAACTCTTTCGCTTTGTAAAGGGTGGAGACAACACTCTCAAGCAGATGAAGAGAGAGCAAATGTTCATTCAGATGCTAGAAGGTCTTCATTCTGAAGAAGCAGAACTTATCTGTCTGGTAAAGGATAAGTGTTTGCAAGATAAATATCGTGTAACTAAAGCGGTTGTCGAAGAGGCATTCCCACAAATTAATTGGGGCGGAAGATCATGAGTAAAAAAAGAGTAGAAGTATACGAGGCACTGGAGAAAGTATCCAGAGCACGTAAAGACGAAACCAAACTAAAGAATTTAGAGAAGTATAGAAGTGGTGCATTGTTGACTCTGCTTCTTCTCAACTACCACCCTGGTATGAAACTGGTTGAGTTTGATCCGATCGCTCATCTAGAAACAGAAAACCCACCCTCATCTTTGCATGATGAGTACGGTAAACTGGGAACGGTTACTGAAGGTGGTGGTAGAATGAAAGGTACTAATGAAGAGTGCCGCCAAAAATATTGTGAGATCTTATCTGCAATTCATAAAGAAGATGCAGAGAATGTGATTCTTGCAGTGGAAGGTAAACTCTCCGATAAGTATCGTATCAATCTAGATCTAATCAAAAAAGCATATCCAGACCTTTCTTGGGAGTAATCTGTTGAATACATGGAACAAGTCCGAATTTCCTGAAGCAGCTAGGAAGTATTCCTGCCACATACTGTTTCTTGACCCACCAGAGCATCAGTATAAGGACAAATCCTTACCAAGTGATTGCAGACTAATTTATTATACAGTGGATGGTCAGAATCACATGGACGTTGTTCGTTGTAAAAAAATGGTAGATCTTTTTGACTGCTATTATGATAAATTTGGTAAAAATGTAATCAAAGCGATTACTCTAGGATATGGAACAATTAATCCACGGTTATGGCAACCCCCTAAATGAAACATCTTCTTTTTACATTACGTGAGTGCAATTCGCAACTCCTTGATGATGAAGCTTATATCAGAGACATGCTTTCTACAGCGGCAGCTGCTGCCAACAGCACTCTGCTAGGAATTCAATCGCATAAGTTCAATCCTCAAGGTGTTACTGCTATTGCTATGCTTGCTGAGTCTCACATCAGTATCCATACTTGGCCAGAGAAGGGGGAAGCAGTATGCGATGCTTTTACTTGTGGTGATCATACTGATCCACATGAGGCATTTAGTTTTATGAAAGCAGCACTGGGATCAAAGAGGTGGGTCTATGAAACTGTTAGAAGACCTGTAGCCTGAGCGAAATCGCACTTTTGATTCCATATTTGGCGCAAAAAAAATTCCGCCAAAAAATAGAGTATAAAGTTTTTATAAAAGTGTATCACATTTTACAGTAGCACCTTGCTAAATACTGTGGTATAATAACCATACGTTCATCCAATGATCAGCGTCCTGCTGGCATTGACCCTTGCCCATCATAATGATGGATCACCCTATGGGTGGCACATGAGTTGTGAAAGGTTTCTACAACAGAGAATTGAAATCCTTATGGATGACAATCTCGATAGACGATCCAAATATAACCTTATTGGTTATTTTAGATCAAAGGTAGAAGGGGAATGCAACCAGACGTTGACATAGGACGCAAGTAAGTCGCGGAACGGAGCGTTCATCCCATGATCGATTTATTACTATCTTCAACGATTGCATGTGCAGAGGCTGATGCTATGATCCTTCGGATCGAAAAGCATGAGAATCTAAAGGCAGAGTGGAAGTTAGAATTAATTGAGACCATTCAGGACTATACTTCTGAATGTCCATGGGACGCAAACGACTGAAGGAACGGGAGATTCATTCACCCTAGTATTTCAGGTAACGACTCATGAACACACTTTCTCTAATCAAAAAGCAGATCAACAAAGCAGCAGCCCTGCACGATGCACAGATTGCTATGACTACCTATCGCGGTGTCAAGTTTGAGTGCAAGCAAGGTGATGTTGATGAAGTGCATGGCACTTTCTGCTATCGCGGTCACACTTATAATAAGTGAGGTCGTCATGTTAGCACTGCAAATCGCCGCTTTCGGTTCTCTGTTTTCAGCGGCATTTATCGGTTTACTCTATGGTGAACTAATCCTCTTGAATAAAATTCAAGGTTGAGGAGAGATAAATGCTGAAGGTCAGATTTTTATATGACCTTCCAGAATATAACCCAGATAAACACGATCCAGATAAAACATTCGCGTTTTTAACGTACCGTGGTGTGCATTATGCCAAGTGGGTAAATTTGAAATCCAGAGGCATAGCTTGCTGGAAAGTCAATGATAGAAGCAGGGGTTGACGCCCCTGCTTTTTTTCTATATAATAGAATATGTCGAGTCGGGACAATGGAAAAAAAATCACTGCAACAACTCATTATCAAACTCAAGGACCTTGTAGAGGAACTAGAGTGTGAGGTTATGTCAGATCCTGCAGCATATATGAGGCAGGAGAACTTTGATGATCCATCAAATTATTATGACTACAGTGATAACGACGACGATGGTTATTGTGACTAATTTTTATGCTAAAAACAGCAATCAAGAATCTTAAAAAGACTATCAAAAAAGCATATGACTCTCCTCTTCTCTATACAAACGAAGAGGTTAGATATATGAAAAAACAACTGAAGCAGTATGAAAATCTGCACAGATTGAACGTCCTCTCACAATCTAGAGGATTTGGAAACGAATACGAACTAATTTCTAAACAGTATGCAGATCAACTCAGCAAGACTAGTGAGCGTGACTCCCGAAGCGGAGAAGACGATGGGGTACGTAGCGAGAGTGTCGAACCCAGCGAATCAGGAGAATCCGAATGTAGCGGGTCTTCTGAAGTATTGCATCAAGCATAACCACTGGTCAGTTTTTGAACAGAGTTTTATGACTCTGGAGATTTCTACTACCAGGGCAATTGCGGCTCAAATATTAAGACATCGTAGCTTCACATATCAAGAGTTTTCCCAACGGTATGCAGATTCTTCTCTGCTTTCAAATACCGTTCCTCTACCAGAACTTCGTCGTCAGGATACAAAGAATCGTCAGAATAGTATTGACGATCTCGATCCTTTTTTGGTTCAATCCTATGAACTGCAGATGCAAACTCTGTTCAGTTCTGCCATGAATCTGTATCATCAGATGCTAGACAATGGCGTGGCAAAGGAATGTGCAAGAAATGTGCTTCCACTCTGTGTACCGACAAAAATCTACATGTCGGGATCATGCAGGTCATGGATCCATTACATCACTCTGAGGTCTGCAAATGGCACTCAGAAGGAGCATATGGATGTAGCGAATGCATGTAAAGAGATCTTCTGCGAACAGTTCCCAGTTGTAGCAGAGGCACTTGAATGGATCGAATCTAAATAATATTGTGAGGACACTTTCATGGCAACATATCCTGTTATTAACAAACTGACTGGAGAACAGAAAGAGGTAGTTCTATCTGTTCATGAGTGGGATCAATGGAAACTAGACAATCCAGATTGGGACCGAGATTGGTCTGATCCATCCACCTGCCCAGGTTCAGGTGAGGTTGGCGAATGGCAAGATACCCTTCGCAAGAAAGCCCCAGGATGGAATGACGTTCTCAAAAAGGCACAATCTGCGCCAGGTTCCAAGATCAAAACCCTTTAGTAAACCCAGTTTCAATGCCACGTTCTAGAAAAAAAGATACGCCTGATATCAACGCTATGACTTCTAAGCAGATGAGACGCAAAAAACCAATTAATAGCGACATGCTTGTCGATATTAAACCTCTCACTGAAAACCAAGAAGTTCTCTTCGACGCATACAAAAAAGGACAAAACTTATTTGCATACGGCGCAGCAGGGACAGGCAAAACTTTTATTACATTGTATAATTGCTTGTACGATGTACTAGACGAGACAACACCATATGAGAAGATCTATATTGTTCGTTCTCTTGTTCCTACCAGAGAAATTGGTTTCCTTCCTGGAGACCATGAGGACAAATCTTCACTTTACCAGATTCCATATAAAAATATGGTAAAGTATATGTTTGAAATGCCTGATGATGCAACCTTTGAGATGCTTTATGGAAATCTCAAGACTCAGGAGACTATTAGTTTCTGGAGCACATCATTCATCCGTGGTACTACCTTCGACAATGCAATTCTTCTTGTCGATGAGTGCCAAAACCTAAATTTCCATGAACTAGATTCCATCATCACCCGTGTTGGTGAGAATTCTAAGATTATGTTCTGTGGTGATGCAGTTCAGACCGATCTTGTCAAAACACATGAGAGAAACGGTATCCTGGACTTTATGAAAATCCTAGACGTGATGGAAGAGTTTACTTCTATCGAGTTTGGTGTTCAGGACATTGTACGTTCTGGACTTGTTAAGAGTTACATTGCGAATAAAATTCAACTTGGTTTATGACTTTCAATCACATTGATATTGACCTTCAAGAACTCAATAGAATTCAAGATGGTCAACTACGTTTTTATGTAACTCCAGAGGGAAATCGTTATCCATCGATTACCACTGTAACCTCCCACAAAAATCGCCAGATCTTTGTGGACTGGCGAAAACGTGTTGGCGAGGAATTCGCAAACAGAAAAACAAATAGGTCAACCAAAAGAGGGACTGCCACACACTTACTGATTGAGCATCATCTAAAGAATATGCCAATCCCGAAGGCAGACCCTCTTCCGACGTATTTGTTCAAGCAAGCGATCCCTACACTGAATCGTATAAATAATATCCACGTTCTTGAGGGTACACTTTACAGCGATCAACTATGCCTTGCTGGACAGGTTGATTGTATTGCAGAGTTTGATGGCGAACTAGCCGTTATCGACTTCAAAACTGCAGAAAAAGAAAAACCTGAGGACTGGATCGAGCACTATTTTGTACAGTGTATGGCATATGGTATGATGTACTTTGAGCGTACAGGGCATGCCATCAAGAAAATCGTTATCCTCATGACCTGCGAAAATGGCGATGTAGTTGTCTATGAGAAGCGTAATAAACTTGATTACATGAAATTGCTGAAAGAGTATATCACCGATTATCTAGACTTCCATAATGGCAAATGATAAAGACATAAATGAATTATTTGAGAAAAAATTTATGACCCAAGCGAAATTTAGCAAAGATATAGAGGAACTGGTCTTAGAAGAACCAGATCTAAACTATATCGATGCTGTAGTGCATTATTGCGAGACAAATGAAATCGATATTGAAAAAGTATCGAAACTAATCTCAAAGCCTCTGAAAGAGAAACTAAAATACGAGGCAACCAAACTAAACTTTTTGAAGCGAACTTCTAGGGCTAAACTTCCGTTATGAACATGACTGGTTTTGAATGCTACAAGACTTACTTGGCACTGAAAAATCACTTTACTAGTGACTCATATGATTATTTCAAATATCAGGGTAAAACCTCTGCAAAAGAAGACACATTCAAAACCAGGAGAGACAGATATTTCTTTGAGTCTATGTCCCGAAAGAGGACGGATCAAGAAATTATAGAGTATTTTCTATCGAACTTTGTGTATAGCACAGATCCAAAGAAACTCTGGATTAGAGAGATTATTAGAAATGGTGAGGGTAACTTCGTCTCATGGAAAAAGAGACGAGAGAGTATGACTTATTCGTTTACGAATGATTTGGATATCATCCTTGAGGACGATTTGGATAAGGCAATTAAATCTAGTGG